TGACGCTGCTCCACCGACACCAACTACGACTTGAGCAAGCTGCACTAATGCGCCGCCTCCACCACCACCAACTGCGCTGATAACTCCACCACTTGCAGTGATAGTAGTTCCATCAACCTTAACGACGCCGAATGTTGATGCGCTTGCGTTGGGACCATCCGCAACCGCTGTGATGCGCCCTTTCGCATCAGCGGTAACTGACGCAAACGTGAACGTTCCTACGTCAGCGTTAACGGTCTCTAAAGTTGCCACTTGCGAACCGCTGCCCGGACCCGCTGTTACATCACCAGTAAGTTGAGTGATTCCACTTGCACCAGATATGGCGGCAATTTCGATTGTATCGCCACTAGGCGTGATGGTGATGTTCGCGCCTTCCGTCAACGATAATGAGCCTGTTAAGGTGTTGAGTTCTGTAACGCCTCCACCACCGCCGCCCGTTGCAGAGATTGTGATGGTGTCTCCGACAGTATCAACGGTAACATTTTCGCCAGCCTCAAGAGTGATGGCTCCGCTCTCAGAGTTGATAGAGGTAACACCAACCTCGCCAGATACAGGAACGGTAACGATTCCGTCGAACTCTTCAAACGGTCCACCCGACCCGGCAAAGTCAATGCCACGGGTACCAGATAAAATGACGGTAGTTGTGTCGGGCATTTGTTCACATTACGCAGCGGCTATCTCTGCGCCTTTCTTCGCGCCTTCAATAACGGTTGTGGTGAGGTTTTTGAAACCGAATATCGCACCGGCTATCAGGATCAAACCGACAACGACCACGACAACATCAACGATACCCGGTGCCCCTTGCGTTGCTTGGTTGACGTTTGAGGGACCAATAGTTTTTCCAAAGAATGATGGTCCTAACAAATCATTAAGAAAACCCTCCACAACTTGTGCCATTGTCGGATTCGATCCGAGTGAGTTTGCCGTACTCGTTTGTGGCGCGGTTGTGGAGGAACTTGACTGTCCGGGTAACGTTGTCGGATTCTGATTCACAACATTGCCAAAGGAATTGAGCGGTGTAGATGACGGGATTCCGAGAATGTTTGCGAGCGTGTTTCCGGCGTTGGGATTGCCGGTATAAGTTTGCTCAAAATTGGACAGGGATTCGGTCGCGTTATAGTACTTGGATTGTCCGCTTATGGCGTTCTGCAATAGGTTCTGTAAAGCGTTCCATCCTTGCTGCAACGTTCCGAACACCGTAATCTGCTGTCCCCCTGCCGCGCTGTATGTACCGAATCCTTGATTGCCTTCCTCTAGGTCGCCGGGATTGGTTGGCACGGGTCCATTTTCCATCTGAGCGATGGCCTGTTCGAGAGACTGCAAAGTGTATGGAGTGCTAGACATTTTGCCTCAAACCAAGAACACCGGATACGGAGTTGGACCTAACACTGCTTGGTTAATGCCGCTAGTATCTGCACTCCCAACGGGCAGTCCCTCCGCATCGGTGTTTGCACCATCATTCGTGTTGAGTGGTGGAAACAGATTTGTGACGGGTTGTTGAGCAGGGGTATTGTGCGCTTGCCATAGGTATACGATACCGGCTAATGCGCTCACTCCCGCGAACAGATAACCCCAAGCATTTTTGGACACGTTAACTCCTTACGAGAACAACGATGTTACGATGCCGCTCATCAGTCCATTGTTTCCGCCCATCGCAGTGTTGCGCGGCGTACCGCCCGGTGGGATGAGTCCATTCAAATTCGCCGGACTCGATGGGTTGTAGATCGACAGAAATTGCGACGGTAACGGAGACGGGGAACGCGGCGTCCCAAAAGTGAGGATCGGTGGCGGGGAAGCGTGCGACACAATGGACTGCCCATTGAGGTACGAGTATCCGATACTCTTAGGCGTGATAGCACCGCCTTGACTTATCGATCCGATGTTACGATTCAAGATTGGTGTAGGTTTGATGTTCATGATTCCGTACTCCTTTTTGTTACGCGAAAAGGCCGCCTAATAGACTGCTTATTGAGCTACTGGCAGTTGCAATGTTCGTTGCTTCGTTGTTGCTGCTCGTGTTGGCAATCGAACCCCCCGCCTGAGCAGACGCCGTTGCAGGTCCCACTGCTCCGAGAGCCGATTCAATGCCGCCGAGAACATCGGATAGTTGTGCATCATTTCGTGATAACCCTCCGTTAGCTGTAAGATCACTGATGACGGAAGAGGAAAGATTGTAGGCGTTGTTGTCGGCGTTTGTTTGCACGGTCGTGGCATCTTGTAGGCCCTGTAAGTTGACGGCGGTTGCGTCGTCTGCTTCGTTGTCAAGGTAGGAGTACTGTTGACCGCTGATATCGACGGCGGTTTGGTCGTTTGCTTCTTGCCCTTGCAATTGATCATCGTATTCGGACTCTTGTACACCGTCTTGTGCTGTCACCAATCCGAGTACGCTTGCAAGGTTGTCTTGGTTCTCAGTTACCTGAGCAGCTGTCGTGGTGTTAGCAACGTTGGCAGCGATTTGAGTTTGATCGACAGCGGATTGCGCGCTTATCTGAGCGAGTTGTGTTGTCCCACCAATTTGCGCTTCTGTTGCAGATAACTGCGCGCCCACTTGTGTTTGAATGGCAGCAAGTTGATCGTTCGTGGCCGTGTTCTGCACATTCGCGCCAATTTCATCTGCTTGTACAGACGCTTGTGTTTGCGCATCAGTTTCCTGCTGTTGAGCAGTGATTTGATCCGTTGCCACGTCAGCGGCAAGTGTCTGTACAGTTGTATTGGAATTTGCTTGAATTTGTGCCGCCTGAACTGCGCTTGAATCCTGATCCTGTATGGCGGCCAATTGTGCTGCTGTTTCATTGTTGGTTACTCCAGCACTTAATTGAGTGGTGTATTCTTGTGCTTGAACCTGCTGCGCTGCCGCTGTCGCTGCCGCGCTCGTTTGCTGCGCCTGTAATTGAGCAGCATAATAATCGGCAGCATCGCTGTCAGACGAACTTGCTCCTGATGCCGATTGCGAACCGCTTTCATTGCTGCTCAAGAGGAAGTAAATCGCAATCCCTCCGACTAGCACTATTGCGCCAGTTTCGTAAGGATGCGACTTTATCCATTCGATGATCTTATGCACTGTTCTACCTCAACTGTAATCGGGGTACTCAGTTGTGTTGACGCCAGCACCGTAATCTGGTAGCGTTCCCGTTGACGCAAAAATGCCTTGATCCGCGAACGTTCCATCACTGTTTACAGACGGCGAAAAAATCTCGTTCTGCGCCAACTGGATGTTGATACCGACAGTTGGCACGCCTTTTGGCGCGAAAAGTTGTTGAGGTTGAGTTGCCGTATATTTTTGCGGATGCGCAACACGATAAGCGTACCCTTGCAAAACTTGCCACGGTTTCGACAATTTGCTGTTAAGGATAGCGCCATCTGCACCGGGAGTGAACACGGGTCCTGCCGTGAAATACCACGGCGAATTCGCGTTCAATGGATACGGCATGACTTGACGGTTTCGCGGAGCCGATGCGAACATCGACTTTACAGCGTGAAACACGCCATTCCCTTTGCGGTGACTTTGCGACACGTGAGCCTCCGTTATTGGTAGGACAGTTGTGACGCTCCACCAAAACCGATTCCAGCGCCCATTCCAGACGTAGCGCCGGTGACGGGAGAAAGCGCGGTTGTCAACGCTGTACTGAAAGCGTTCCCGCCAGCGGTAATCACGCCGGTTGTGTTCGCTTTCTGTGACACCAAAACCGCGATGATTGCAACGCCGATTATGGCGGTCAAAACTGTTACAACAGATGAAATCAATTGGTCGGACATTTTAACCTCGTTTCCGTTTGGTTACAAATACGTCAATGGTGACGTACCTGAGTTGCCATTGAAGTTGATCGGATTTGCGCTTGAAGTTAGACCGCTCGTAGACGATCCGGTAATAGGTCCAAGTGCAGTTCCGAGGATGGAAGAGAACGCATTTCCACCGGAAGTGATTACTTGCGCCGTCTGCGCTTTTTGACTGATTAAAGCAGCGATAATCGCAACGCCAATGATGGCAGTTACGATGGCGACAATTGCTCCGATTCCGTTACTCATGCTAATAGACTCTCATCCTGCGTTAGTTGTGGCAACTGCTGCAACGGTTGTAATCCAGTGTTTTGTTGCTGAACAGTTGACGTTGACGGTTGCACCGTAGTTGATGTCGGTTGTTGTGACGTTTCACTCGCTGTCTGAGAAAATACATTCTTGTTCTCATACAACAATCCGGCAAGTACGAGGATCATAAACAACCGGCTTATCGTGGACAACTCTTTGATGTATCCGAACGCGCCTACAGCAAAGATAGCAATCATCCATTCAAAGTAGTTTGGCGTACCGGAAAAGTCGCTCTTAATCAACGCGAATAGTGGCTTGCTCTGACCGCGAACACCTGCCACAATAAAGAGCGTTCCGAGAATACCAAAAACAAACGGCATTTTATATCCCGACAATTGCGCGGTATTGTGGTAGTTGACCCTTCGTGATTACGAACACGATAAAGCCAATCACCAGAAACGCCGATATCCAACCTGTTTGATTCATCACATTCCAACCTTGCTCAAGAGTGACGCGCCTGTAGACGGGAATTTCACTCCGACCAAGTACCCGATGATTAGCACGATTATGATCGTGCCCCAATGCCATGACTTCATGACGGTTTCCCTTTCAAGTTGGCGCAGGTTAGTTTTCACTGTTCCCGCGCCTGTTATAGTTACGTTCATTGCGTGGCCTTTCGACTACGCAGTTTGCGTGATGCCAATCGAGAACTGTTGCAAGGGTTCAACCGCAACAATCGGGATGGTAAGCGTACCGTTTGCGGTGCTGCCATCCGGCGCGGTCGCCGATGCGTTGAATGTTGCGCTTGCGTTGGTGTCACCGGCTGCGCACACTCCATCAACTTGATCGACGACTGTAGGATCGTCACTCAAACTGATGCTCGCATCTGCCGGGTTGAGTTCCAGCGATGGCGAGAACACATACGTGCTGCCCGCTGGTGGGACATATGGCGTCCAAGTGTTGCCACCATCGGTGGACACGAGCAACGCCAGTTGGAGGGCAAAATTGCCCGGTGACGAAATTGATCCGATTGCATTAGCCTTTGCTGCTTTCTTGACGATTCCCGGCATGTCGCACTCCATGTACGTGATACGAATCGCGTACTGTTTATGGTGTTCGTGTTGGAGTTGCTTTTCGATCCACTTTAGAATCGCAATAGCCAACTCGACAAATTTCCGTAGATCATCACCCATAAGTGATGCTCCTTAATCGGCCAAAACTTTCACGACCGTTGACCATAGATACGCAGCAATCAAAGCAAGTACGAAAAATGCTGCCCAATCTTGCAGGGTTTCCGTACTGTTCGATGGACTCCATATCCACGAGAAAATTTTCGTGATTAAACCCTCACCTGCATTCATGGTAGTTTGACTCCTTTTTCAAGCTGCGTTTTCTGACCCTCTGCGTTACCCAATTCACGCGAAGTTGAAACCAATTGCGCCATCTTACTGTTGACTAAATCATGCGTAGCTTTGTTGCCGCGTTGCAGGTACGAAACTGCGATGGTAGTAATGCCACCGTTAATGATCGCTACTGCACCGCCGATTAGAGCCTCTACTACATGATCTGTCATTGCATCCTTTATACGTGGGCGGCACTGGAGTCGAACCTTTACCGCCCACGCTGTCCTAACGCCGATGGGTTAAAAGGTTAGGAACCTGCCGACAACGAACCCGCTTGCGAGAGCGTGTTCTGTTGTGCAAAGAATTCCCACATAACGTACAGGTATGCGTTACTTGTCGCAGTCGTTGGAACAAGATCAAGTTGCATGTTGCCTGATGCTAGCGTGTAAATCGGCTGCTTCCGAGACGGGAAATAGTACGTTCCCGGAGGGGGATCGGTGCCCAAAATTCTACGCTGGACTCTGGCACGTTCGTATGGCGATTCTTGGAAGATGCTCGTGAGGTTCGCCGATACCAATTTCCAGAACGTGATATCGCTGCCAACGTTTCTGCCGCCTACTGTGCCAGTAGAATTGTAGATCGTGATCAACGACATGAAACGCCGGAAATTGGTGTATTGAACGTAGTTGTCTTGTCCGGCGGTCAGATTGGCGAAATTGGTGTACAGCAATTGGTACAAGGTAGAAATGTCCAATTGCGGCAACACAATTCCGTTCTGACCGATTGGCAACTGATCAAGGTACTCTTGATAGATGTTGATTGTGACGCTTGAAATTGCGCCCGCTGCGCCCGTCCCGTAGAACACAGCAAACGTATCGTCCCCGGTGATAGGTGCCGGGTTCGGGTTCACTGTCAGTTGCAGGTTCATCTGATTTGAGACGACATTGGCGTAGATAGCGCCGCGCAAATCGTCGTCACTGTATGCGATGGGAATTTCGTACACGCAGCGTGCCGATCCTGTTGCGCTCGTCGTTGGCGCGTTTGCGTAAGCCAATAACCAATTGGCACCAAAGTCGCCTTCCGACTGCGCAAAACTCTTCGCCGATGCGAAGGGGTTTCCATCCTTGAAACCCTGCGTCATAGCAACCTGCAATCCAGTGCAGTTATGACGCTGATTATTTTGCAAATCGGTGAACTGCACATTTGACAGCAAGTTCATTGCGCCGAAATTGGTGACGGCTGTTGAACCGCTTCCGAGTTCCGCGAAGTTTGCGATTACTTCGACGGTAAAACGCAGGACCAAACCGACCGCCAAAATGGTGTTGCAAGTGAACACATTCCCGTTGGCGGGATTGAATGTCGTTGACGCAATCTGTTGCTTGCGTTTTACAGACGTGGATAGAACGCTGCGCCGTTGCGCCATGTTCAATTGCCACGGACTCATCTGTTGTCCCTGTGCTGCCACTGGAGGCATATTAGTTACTCCTTATCGTTGGCAAATGCCGGATCATTGGTAAATACCGTTTTGAAACTCGGTCAGAATTTCAGGTCTGAGAATTTCTTTGAAAGCATCTTTTCGACGCGATCAATTCGCTGCTCTACAGACAACGGTTGCGGATGCGTTTTTGCGAGTGAAACCTGCAACGGTCTAGCTTGCGTACTTTGTTTCGCTGCCGATACAGGTTTTGATTCTTGAATTGTGACTGCCATTGTTGCTGTCTCCTTTCAGAGATTTTGATACACGTTATGATGCGCTTTTTGGTGTCGCCGGATCGATGTTAACAAGAGTCAAAATCTCGTGTCCCGCAATGGCGGCAATGGTGAGCATCAAAAAGATGGTCAACCAATTCATCGGATGCGACATTAGTTTGAGGTTGATGAATCCATCCATTATGAACTCACCTTTCCCTGCATGTACTTCTGCACGATTCCGAGCAGAAAGAACATAATCAGGGCCATGAGAACAACTGTAACCCAATTGGCAAAGTTCCAACTGAGTATGTTATCATCGGCCATTTGATTGCACTCCTTTCACCTAAAACTTACGTGTTCCGTTGCGTCTTGCGGGCATACGAAAATCAATGGTATCGAGGATATTATCGATGTTTGGAACCGGCTGCATCTTATATGCGCGCCTCCATCGAACATCGTAATAGTACGACCAAAATTCAGGTAATGGGTTGGTTTCCAGTTCCGGTATTTTGGCGAACCCTCGAAGCGTCTTGTAATCTCGGTCATCTGTCAGGGCGAAACACTGAAAGAATTGTGCCTCGGAAAAAGCGAAACGGGACACTAAAACTGGACGCTGATTGAGAGTGATAGCAGGACACCGTTTGCTGCGTCCCTGTATAAGAAGAGTAGTAAACCCGGGTCCTGTTCCGCATAGAAACGCCTCATCGAAGTACATTCCGACGTTGCCATGTTGCAGAGTATCGTAGAAGTAATTGTCAAGTTCATCGGACTCATACATGGTCGGTTGAACAACATAGATTCCGGGATGTTTTGGGATGACGCCAACTTCGATGTATTCTACACCGTCAATCTGCGCGACTTTTTCCTCGCCTTTTGGATCGACAATGATCCACGGTTTCACGTCAAAATTTGCTTGACTTAGATGCCACATCGCAGCTTGAGACTTTCCGCTCCCCGTATGTCCAGTGATAGTGATCCTATCAGTCGGACCCGGCAGCCGAATCTTGTCCTTACCGTCAATGGGAATAACCTTAGCCATATAAAAAGACAACTGAAACGGGTGTTACAAATGGTGTCACAGAAATGGTACTGCAACCTTGCACTCTTCCGGCAATCCAGAAATGTCAACGCCAGCATTCCATTCACGCGCAAACGCATGATGCGTTGTTAGTGTCACCTTACTGAGCGGATGAGATTTGATTTTCTGCGTTGCCATCTGACGCAGAACATTTGCACCTGAAATTGAGAGTATTGCCGACAACGCTGTGAGCGCAATTGAAATCAATGCTGTGATGGGTGCAGTAAGTGGAATCAAATCGAGGTTAGATTGGAGTACCTGAATCGCCTCAATCACGTTTTGTGTTATCGTCCCGGATGTCCAACCGACAATCGCCGCATTCACAGCGTTGATATCTTTCTGTATTGTAGTTGCCAGTGTTGTGTCGCCAATGTAATTGAGGATTCCAGTGACAGCCGAATCGACAGCGTTAAGGTACCCGATTATGGTACTCTTACCGCAACCGATTTCAGACATACTCATAACACCCAATGCGGACGCCATAAAGAAGTCTTTTCCGAACTGTCTACGTGTGAGCATTGCTACCTCAATTAATTGGTTGATGACTTACGCGTTGCGATTCGCGGATCGGTTGTGTCGGTACACCGTGAATGGTTTTCTCAACTTTCTTGCGCCTTGAAATTGCAACCAATCGCGTTCCGTAAATCGATAGTGCAACGGCTACCAGATTAATCTCACTCATGCGCTTCGGAGTGAGCATAGGAACTTCGTGGTATTCGGAGAAAGTTCCGTACGCATCACTGAGCGTCTTAACTTCGTCCTGTTCCAACATCAATTCCGGCGTCTTAAGCAGCACGCTGGCCCACGTGTGGACCATCGTAACTAACGCCTCTATATTTTGCGGAGTTTCTTTCTTTTGTTTCCGTCCCCGCTTCTGTCCGGCGTCTGCTCTTGGCTTTCTGGTACGACTTCCTCCACCACTTCCGTCACTGTCACCGGAGTTTCTTCCAGCGATGAATTCTGTGAGTTCATTGGGATCGACTTCAACAACGCCGATGCGCTCAGTGCCGTTACGCTCTCTAACAGGCTCGTTATCATCGACGCTTGAGATTCGATTAACAACCGGCTCTGTTCTTGGTTCTGTGACAGAGTTAGGGCCATCGCCTCGAATCGTGATTGGAACGTCGATTGTAGTGCTGTCTGTTCGCGTTGGAGAGCGTCTAAGCGATCTGTCAGCCATTTGTAATCCTCATCTTCCGTTTGCGCAATTTCTGCGTGCGCAGCGTCGTCCAAAACTTCATGCGTTGCGAGAGCAGAATCAGCAGCTGCTGTGACTGTTGAAACTGGTACTTCTAAAGTCTCTGCCATTTCTGCTCCTAATTCATGCTGTCTAACGCGCCTGAATCTTTTGTTGCGTCAAACTCGACAAGAACCAAACCGCGATCAAGAGCGTTTTGGTTTGCGATGATCTTGTCCAGCTTATCCTCGACGCGTTTCTGAGACGCTTCGATAGACTCAACCCGCTCCATAACTCTCGCGGTAACGGATTCGATATTTGTTTTCAATTCAGACTTGAGTTTTTCAGGATCAAGGCCGAACGACTTCAACATCATTGTTAACCCATCCATTATTACTCCTCCGTTGTGAAACTCAAAAGTGCCGGTGGTGAAATCACTGCCGACATAACTTCCCAGTTACAAAATTGTAACGTGTATTTGCCTACCGGAGTCCACACGCCATCAGCGAAGATACTTTGCGGCGCTATGAAGCGGTATTTGACCGCGCTATGGTGTCCGGGAAATGGCACGATTCCGTATTCACCATACGAACCACCACCGCCGCCCTGTTCTATGTTGACGGCACCTGCGCCCAATACGATGGTCTGTAAGGTGGTGGTGTTCGTAATCATTGCCGGGAACATGAATCCTGCATCTTCTCCGTACGTGATATCTTCACGCGCGCCGTTGCTGTATTGGAACGAGGGACGCGCCCAATACATGAGCGATCTAACTTCGCTCAAACCGGAGCCTTGAAAAAGATGATTCAAATCGAACTCGCAAATCACGAATCCGATGGGGAAATTTGATGCGTCTCCGACCAGCGAATACTCTGGGAAATTGATCGGCAACGGAACGACTGCCTGTTGCGTACAATCAATCTCAACCGTAGCGACTGCTCTTCCCTCTTTTGGGACGATTGGTTCTGGACCCTTATTAATGCTAAATGTAAGTGTCTGACTTGAACCGCCTCCAGTGGGGGGAGTTTTTGGCGGTACCGATGGCGTATTCGAGAGAACCAAAACGAACGCAAATGAATCCGTTCCGTCACCGCCTACTGGCGTAATCAAATTGTTGCTGGTAGTCATGTAGTTAAAGAAACGCCATCCAGCAAGCGTTGCGTTTGCGGAATTGGTACCGTTATTTCCGAAGTTCAATGTATAGTTTTCGTGAACGCCGCCCCACGTGGTATTCGTCTCTGTTGTTTCGATCAACATTGGTTGACCAGTTAGAGACGAATCGAACCCGGCAAAAATCGCGATCTGTGACGCGGGAACTATCGCGTTCTGAAACTCGACTGCGATGTTGGTATCGCCACCGGCATTCGGAAACGATGGCGCAAATTGTACGTTTGCGAAACTGAATCCACCACCGGGACCGTTATACTCAGCACCATTTGACCACGTTGCGAGAACGTCACCGGGCTGCAATTCTGACGGCATAAATAACGAGTTACTAACGCCGGTTATGCATGAGTTACAAACGTAGACAGCGACAGCGTTAAAAACGCCGGAAGTTTCGCCGACATTGTTGATGTTGAAATAGACTAAATTCCACTTGTTTAGAAGTGTATCTTCAAGCGTACCGGGAGGCTCTTCAAAATCGCCACTCGTAGCAGTAGCAGCAAACACTGCAATAAGCGAATCTCCAGCAGTGTTTGTAGCGAACTCTAACGAGGTATCATCACCCGTTGCAGAACTCACCCAATTAAAGTTGTATTGCGATGGCATTCATAACGCCTCACTGGGAGTCCATGACAACAGGCATACACCCGGCTCACACAGTATGTACCCTTATACCACGTCCTAAAGCGTTTGTCAACAAGTATTTAAGGAAATCTTTTAGGTCAACTTAACCCTTCGAGAAATGTAACTCGCAGTGTGCGTTTTAAAGTGAAACGTAGGGGCATCCTTTTTCCATGTTACTGTATGACCCTTCGCAACGCTCTCAATTTCCGAACTCGTAAGATGCACTCCTTTACTTGCCATCTTGAGACACTTAGACCCATCAAATAGAGCGTACAACTTACGACCAGCGATAGCGATTCGATTTCCAGTACTCTCAATTTTCCAGTTACCGATTTTGGTAGGATCAATTGGTACTCCTTCTAACTGCTCACAGATAATCGAGTCAGTATCGCAGTACAAAGGGCGCTTCGCTTTCGCCAACGCTCGAATCAACATAGACCGCGCTGCTCCAGTGATACTCGCGCCTGTAGCGACATTGTACCTCTTAACTGAGTACGTAGGCTGTCTCCATAAGATGTACCCAGCACATGCAACTAACGTGCACGGAACGAACCCATCGGGATCGTGCGTCGGATTCAGGTTAGTATACTCATCAGTTATCATGTATGAATAGTAATCGTCCGGCGACTGCGCAAATTTACCGTAGCATGAGTTTCCGACATACTTATAGAACAACGCTCCAACGTCGTCTTTTTCGAGTTGCGCTTTGCGTCTTAATCCGTGAAACTTATCGACAAACTTATCGAACTTCGTCCATGCAGAAAAATTGTATACTTCAAGAATGTCATCACACTCGAACATTCCAGTTTCAACTGCTGCACGATATTCGTGTATAGATACGTGGAATGTTCCGCTCTTTATATCGAAATGCAAACCGTCTTTTGTACGTTGCGGAAACGCACCACGATTACGACCGCATACAGTAAGAAAAAATGTGGCATCCGTAACTTGATTTCCTAACTGTGCATCAGGCACGGTTATAGGATGGTCGAAACACTTCATCGCGTAAGGGTAACATTGATTGAGATCGTAAGCTACAATCTTGCACCCCTTGGATGGTTTGATGATACCCTTTTCAAAACACTGCACGCGACCGCCGTAATAAAATGGCTCTCGAATCATGTCATCTTCGCGACTTGTTAAGCATTCAAAATCGTATATCTTTTTGAACTCCTTCATAGCCGTACTAGCAATGGTTAAGTTATCGCCGAACCTATCGTGAAACTCTATGCATAACTCATGCAGATACTCGCAGTCTTTTCTAAGATAGCGCAAAATCTTCATCTTATTAGCGTCTCGATTCTCCCTTTCAAAACATCCATAATCTATGCGCTCTTTCTTGTACTGCTTAAGCGGAAAAGGCATGAGCGCAAAACTGTCTCGTAACTCGTGCGCGACCGTGTGAGTTATAGCTTTCACGATCCGTCCATTTATGATTACAATTTCTTTCTGATTAGCAATCCAATTCATCATGTAAAAGAAGTCGAACTTACCACCGTTATGAGCGTACACAATACCCGGAGGCAATAACAGTATTTTAGCGTGCATTTCTTCGATGCAATTATCGCCCCACGAGTATGACCACTTATCACCTGTATATAGTCCAACCGCAAACGGTTGCGGATCGCGACCATACTCGAAGGGATCGGTTTCGATGTCGATGGTGTAGATTGGTTTGGTCATTTGACTATCATCATTTCACTCAAAACATCGGTTTCAGTTTGATACAACTCACCCGTTGTAACTTGAATTTCATATAACAATATTATCCCCAGTCTTACACGCACAATTTTAACGGTAACTATATGATCTGCATTTACCCATATATATCCCTTATTAGTTGTCCTAACATTTATCATTAACATTGCATCCTCCGTTTCAACAGTTCTCTCCACGTTGCAATCTCACGTTTGAGATTCAACACATTCATATCATCATGCTCAACTTTTGATATCATCTCCGTAAGCATTGAGATACGCAAATTGATTTCAGGGTCTGACCACGGTAACTCACTGAAATTTGTTGTGCGTTGTTGTCCGACAATTTCTATAGCCATGATACCTCATATTCTGCACCGTCATATCCGGTGAATGTTTTGGTTTCGCGAGTGAACAAATGTGCATATAAAGTTACAGAATTCATGTTACTGCTTATATGCAGCACTTGACGCGGAAAACTATCCTCGATTAAAACTTGACAGTTATCCGGTAAATTTTCGAGATACTCTTTCAGTTCTCTAACAAGCATCGCTCCTCCTCCGGGATTGGATACTTTGTCTTATGCGGCACACCTTGAAAATCATGCACCACATACACTCCGTGACCGTTACATGCGAGACATAAACTTACGCCACGTTTACCGGCTCCGGGTAACGTTCCAGTTCCATCGCAATACTCGCACGTTCTTTCCGTCTTAATCATTTCTTCTTTGCTCCTTTCTTTTTGAGTTGCTTGCTCACTTTCTTACGACGTTCCGATTGCGTTGAAACTTGTGCTTTCTTGTTCGCTACATACTCTGGTACACTTCCGCTGAATCTCATGATCTTAATTTGATTCAACCATTGTGATTTTTGGTTTGCGCTGATTTTGGCGTGAACAATGTAGCCAGCCAAGCGACGAAACAAAGTATAGGCACGAGGATATACTTCATAAGTGTTCGCCCAACCTGTATGTGTTTTCCCATCCGTCCCCCTGTACTTGTACGGAACTTGTGCTACCCATTGTTCGCCGGGTTTCAATACCAACTTATCAAGCGCATTTGCATTCAGTCTATCATCTAGATAAGTTAACACGTTACGTTGATCACCGTCGCGCAGTTCCCTTAGTGTAAAAGTCTTCTTACCTTTGACTGTAATATGCGGCTGCGATTGCTTGACTTCTGGTGGCGGTATCGGAGGATGTTTGAAACCCGGTTTACCCAACAGATTACTTACAACATTACTAACGGTTTCTTTTAACTTGTTAAGTGTCTTCTTCTTTATCGCTTTTGGTGTAAACTGTTTGAGAGTCTTAGGTA